CGTATTGACTACGCATAGATCAGATATCGCTGTTACACGGTGCATTAGATCGCTCATTGGGCGTTCTCCCATCGGCTTGGTGATGTCGGGAATGTCTGGTTTGGATGGCGGCCATCGTAATCTTTAATGGCGTGGCCGTAGGTGTTTCGTTCCCTGTCGGTCATTGTTTCCCAAGTGTCACAGTCCTCTTGTGTCCAGTCGGTTGTGTCGATCACTACCAATGTCGCGCCGTCACCATAGGTACCGGTAGCTACGTCAAGCCATAAACGGTTTGGGTAGTAGTCATTCATACTGTCACGGGTGTTGGTTTGTCCCATTATTTCGTTTATGAAGTGCATGTGGGACATCCGCATTACTTCGTCGTAGTTGGTGCTCATTTTGTTTTCTCCATTTCGTGTTGTTCGGTGTGTGCCTCCAGGTCATCGGTTTCCCAATAAAGGTAAACTTCGCCGCAAGTAGCGCATACTGCGCAAGCGTTGCCCGCTAGTTGTGACCGGTAGTAACGCCAAGCGGGTGCTGTAGTGGTGGTCATTGTTCACTCCAGAATGATGTCGGGGCGAAGTCTCCATTTTCGGTGAAACGGCGGCCATCGTTTATCTCTAAGTGTTCGATAATCGCTTGTTCGCCAGTCAAGTTTTCTAGTTCGTGATAACCTAGTTTTTTTAGGTTGATACAGATATCGCGTAGTTGCTCCGCGAACGTGTCGGTGTAACCCTCATCGTATTGTGTTTCATATCCTTCATCATTTTCACCAAACAATTCGACACTGAAAGAGTTTTCGTGGGTGTAATGATTTGAGATATTCGTAAGATCGGCGTAAGTGGCGTTGTCTGGCCATTGCAAGAACGGTGTGTCTATTGCATGTATCCTGCCATAAATTGCAACGCCGTCACCCTGACTGTACGACAATGACCAGCCGAGAGATAGGCCGACACGCTTGTCAAGTTCTCGCCTGTCAATTTCACCAATGTATTCGCCAGTAACCATACCCAGCAATTCGCCGTTGAGAAAGTCGCTGATTTGGTTTGGTTCGATCCATTCGTTTATCCAAGTGGACATTTTTTCTAGTGCATTACGGCGAGCTGTATCTGACAGTTCATCTAACGTATACACGGTTTTTGTTACCGTTATCGGTTTCATAACACTCTCCCAAGTGTCCCCCCGTCAAGCGGGGCTAATAGGATTATTACCTAACGGCGAAAGAATGTCAAGGATTATTTTGGATATTTTTTTTCCACACGGCCAACAACAATTCGATCTGCCTATCAGTCCAGGCGGCCAGCGGTGTGTCGCCGTCACGGTAAGGATCGGGAATGTCAAACAATGACGGCTGATCCGGTGTCATACACGTTCCCAAACTCTGATCGGCCGTGCGTGACAGGCCACCCTTGCCGATGGGCGGTAAGTGTCGGTAGCGCGGATCAGTCCGTTAGCTGCGGCGTGGCGTAGCACCGCACCCATCGCACGGGGTTCGTGTGGTGTCGGTAGCGACTGGTCTTCGAGTGCCTGCCAAATGTCGTCTGTTGTGAATGTGTTGGTAGTGGTAGCGATTGTGTTGTAGCAGGCTTGCCACCAGTCGGGGTTGGTGTTGGTAGCGACGGTGGCGATTGCTTTTTCTTTGGCTTCGGTAGCGGCTATTACGTCTAGTAGATTCATTTTTTCTCCATTGTTGTCGGTTGGTGTTTGTTTGCGCATGTTGGCGGTTCGCTAAGCCGGACATATACGGTGACGGTGTTGCCGCATTGTTGGCATCGGTAGGTTTGTTTGGGCATCAGATTGCCAGTATATGTTTGGCTATCCATTGGGCTACCGGTGATGCAACACCGTTGCCACATTGTTTGTAGCGGTGTGTGTCGGCTTGCTCAGTGCCGTCAGCTTTGTATCTGGTGTGGTCATCGGGCCATCCCATCAGCCGTTCACATTCAAGTGGGGTAAGTCGACGCACCGCCATCGTTGATTCAAAGACGGCGTTCACGATTCGTTGTTGTTCTTCGGATTGTGGTGAACGTGAATCCATGTTGTAAGCGGTCAAAGTAGGACTCATAATTGGTTCAGATGGTTGTGCAATGAAGTCTGATGAGTCACGACCGATACGAATGGTCAGGTCGACATCGGTTTCGTTGACGCGCTGGTTGTAGCCGTCATACTGGACTGCAACTGCGTGTGTGTCTGTTGATGTCAGAGTAAACATCGGTTCGCCTTCTTCGGTGTGTCCTTTGCCTGCTGGGCCGTTGTGGTCTTGCCGACCGATCACGTTGCCTTGAATACCTATCGCAATCATCGGTGTGTTGCCACCACCTGTACCCATTTTTGATGTCAATGTTTGGCTGACACCATCGTTGGCGATTCTTGCACCGTCACGATACGAGTTCTCAAACAGCACCGGTTCAACGATGGCTGTTGTGGCACGGGTGTCACCTACATCAAACGAGTTGAGGGTTGGGTTTATTTCGCCTAATATCCATGTTTCCGAATCATCAGATGTTTGCGCTCGGCTGGACTTTACGAACGGTTCAGTCACCAATGTTTCGCTGCCGCCTCCAAGATCACCGCCGTTAGACCGGAGTGTGCCGACACCTTCCGTGTAATTAGCGAACGATGACGGGGTATACCCTTCGACCACAGCCTGGAACCTTTGTTTATCTGGCATACGTTGTTCGTTAGATGTAGTGGTTAGGGCTTCGGCTGTGTCTCTGCCATCCCACCATGCGCCATCTGTTCCAACGCCTTCTGTAAGCGTTCGGGCAGCACTTTTCCTCGCCGGTTTGCCCTTCGCAAGATGCCCTGGCAAGCTTTCGGCGACAGGTAGTAACGGGCTTGGACATCGGTTGGCGAGGACAGGATCGAAGATAGCGATGACGAACACGCGCCTTCGTCGTTGGGGTACTCCGAAGTATTGTGCATCCAGCACACTCCATTCGATTGCCACCGCCCCTGCTTCAGCCATTTCGTCGAGGATAACCCCGAAGTCAGCCCCTCCGTTGGAGTTGAGTGCGCCGACGACGTTTTCCCAAATAGAGATTCTTGGATATTGTCCATTAGTTTCCTCCTGTAGTTCTTTGATGATTCGTATTCCTTCGTGGAATAAGCCTGATCTTCCACCATCAAGCCCAGCACGCTTTCCAGCCACGGAGAGGTCCTGGCACGGGCTGCCCCATGCAACGACATCAACTACTGGTGCGTTGGCAAGGATGTGTTTGCCTGTGAGTGTGGATACGTCATCCCATTTGGAAACATCAGGCCAATGCCGGTGCAGGATGCTGTTTGCATGTTTGTCCCATTCGCATTGGAACACGGTTTCCATGCCAGCGTTCTCTAAACCCATGTCGAACCCGCCGACACCGCTGAATAACGATAAGACTTTCATTGCGCTCCTCGACATTCACACGGTTTGATGTAGGTGTATTGGTGTCCGTTGTATTCTTCGGTGTAGAACGTTTCGTGTCCGTCAGGGTATTGCTCTGATGGTGGGTGTTCTTGTCTGCCGTTGTCGTATCCGGTGAAGTCACACTTGACACAACCGATTTGTGCGGTTCCGCCCATCACGCCCATTACTTTGCGGAACATTCGTTTCACTTCACCTAATGATCCTGGGAAGCGGTCTAGCCCTTCACACATTTTGAGTACGGTCTTGGCTTCTTCTTCTGATGCGTCTAACAGCAGATCATCTTTGCCCCAAGTGGATTTCAGGGTGTTTCGTGCGATGTTTGTTGTCGGGAACATGCCGCATAAACGGTCAATGAATAGTTCTATGTGCGCTGGTTTCATGTTGCCCCTCGGCTGTTAGTTAAAGTTCTATACCTTGCGCAATGTGGTTCCGCAACCTGGAGATCACAGAGTTCGCTTGCTTCAACGCCACGCGACATGCTTCTAGTTCAATGTGAAGCGAGTCCGCTGCATCTTTCAATCGGTTGCGTTCGTCACGCAGATGCTCGTTAGCAATACGCAACGCATCAACCCTGTCTTGCCATTCTTCTAACTCAAACTCAACTTCTACGTTCACGACGCATTGCCTTTCGTTGTAGTGGTGTGGTACCAGCCCATATACCAAAGTGTATGTAGTTGTCGAGTGCAAAGTCAAGACATTCTTCTGACACTGGGCAGCCACCACATAGTTCTCGTGTAGCCACCAACTTCTTTTGGTTGATCTTTGTTTGGTCTTCTTCTAAGAAGAACATGTCGGTGTTAGCCCCACGACAGGCAGCTTTCTCTTGCCAGCTGAAGTCGTTGTTGGACATTTCCGATATGAAAAAGTCCAGTGCGCTCACTTCGTAGGGGTCCACGGCTTAAAGCCTGCCACATCCCACAGCAATTTACCGGCACGAAGATTCGTTAAAGCATCCAAAAGTTTCTCCTGTTCACAGATTCCCATTTGTTTGCAGATTAGTCCGTGATACTGGGGGTGGTCAATTTTCCAGTGGACTCCATTGAGTTGGAGCAATCCCGTATCTGATTTGTGAGGGGGGCTGTTGTCCCAGCCGATGATTACGCAATCAGGACTGACGATTGAACCGCCAATCCTGCCTGGGCAACCACCGGATTCTCTGAGAATAATGTGACCCAACTTCGCCCATGTATGTTGGGGCCAGCCTGCTTGTTCGGCTAGTTGTGGGAGCCACGAAATGTCACCGTGACGGTACACAATGTTGGGTTCCAGAACCCTGTCAGACGCACGGAGAGCCACGCTAAGCGGTTCTTTGGTGTGCGCAGGGGGTTGGGAAGGGGCTTCCGCAGCATGAACCATGCCGCCGAAGGTAGTGATCCCTACTAGAGCAACGGCAAATAGCCGTAGAACTGATCTCATCGGTTCTCCTATCTTAGCAAATGTTACGGTTTGCTTACAGGGTAAGCGTTTTAGAATTCGGTGATGTTCAACAACTTCACTAAATCTTTTACGGTCAAAACAACATACTGATCTTCGGCTTTACCGTAGCCTCGACGTTTAGCAACAACAACCCCGACCTCTGCGCCAGCGTTCACACGCTCAACCTCAGCTTCTTTCAACCAGCCAGAGAAGTTCAGTGTGTTATGTGACTTGCATTCAAAGACCAGGCGGTTGTCTACACCGGTGATGTCACCTTTGTCTAACGCACCTTGTAGGGCGCGTCGTTCGCAGTTCGGGTAGAACTGTTTGAGGTAGTCAACGATGAGTGTCTCGAAGGCTGTGCCTTTACTTTTATTCTTGCTCATCGTCGGGCCTGTTTTCTTCCCATTCACAGTACGAGCAGATGCCGTAGTCGTTGTTCCAGTTACGACAAGTGCAACGATTGTGAGGGTTGCGTGTCATAGCGTCATATCGCAGATCATCCTGTTCTTCTGCGGTCATGTCTTCTGGCGCACGACCCCTCATCATTGGCTCACAGGTGCGAGAATCCCGATCAGTTCAGATGCCTCAGATTTGGTCAACTCATTGAATGACGTGATCTTGCGGCCTGTGTGATCGGATGCCATTGACTGCTGATCCTCACGGGTGGTGATGCCTTTGGACATGCACAACGCTTTCAGTTTGCCGATCTGTGGCGGTGTTGCTGGTGCGCCTGGCTCTTTGATCTTTGGTGTGCCGTTGGCAGGGTGTGCTTTGATGGATTCGACAGGTACTTCTACCGCATCAAACATGTCAATCACGTTGCTAATGAACTCTTGGGTTCCCATCGGTTGTGCTGTTGGGATTTGGAATGAGTCAATCACTTCAGGTTCTTCTACTGGTGACGGGTACACGATCTCTGCTTCCTGAATTTCAGGGTGTTGTTTGTGCCATTTGAAAGCTGCCCGAAGATCATCCATTCCTGCTTCACGCAGATTGTCCAGGTCAATCCCGTCGGCTACCAACCGCCAGTCAAGGTTCGCTTCAGCACATGCACCCTTGAATCGTTCAATGTTTTCTACAGACACCTTCGGATTTGGGTCAATGCTGGGTGCGGCGATGGTCGTTGTGATAGCAGAACCCGACAGAACTGCACCATCTTCGTCAACATCAACCGCACCCAACTCCTCGGCAGTGTACACAACACCAAACAACGCTTCAGGGAAAGCATCGCGAGCCACCTCAGTGATAGCCCTGGCCTTCAACATTGCGTCAGGATATTTGCGCCACACATCTTTACCTGTCAACCCTGCACCTTGCGCACGGGTCATAGTCCACACCGATTCAAACACGAACTCAGGATCATCTTTACGGATCACCTGTGCAGTAGCAGTCTTTGTTACAGGATCAAACGCAACCCGAACCTTATGTCCGGCGCGACGACCTAAGCCTGCGATCAGTTGTGCTGATGCGGTTGGTTTGCCGTCAATGACGTGGATGCTGGTGACAGCAGAGATCGGGCTGATACCTAATGCTTCTGCGTATTCGATTGCGTACAGCAGGTTGGCAGGATTCTTTTGGTATGCCTTTGGTAGTAGTTGGGCGTTGGCTAGTTCGTGTGCTAACGCTACTTTGTCGGATGTTGATGTTGCTTTCACTAAGTTACTCATTACTTTTGCTCCTTTGCTGTGATCCGCATAGTGCGGAACTTGGATGTTTTCTTAAACTTGGCGTACAGGGCAGGATGTTCTGCCTCAAATTGTTTAGCATCAAAACTGGTGCGTGTCGAGTTCTTCCATGTCACCACCTGGGTGCCGTCAACTGACCCGTATTCTGCGTCACCTAACAGCATTGCGATCTCGCCTTTGATCTGTTCCTCAACAGCTGCCGCTTCCGCTTTTTGGTGACGGGCCAAAGCGAGTCGTTCTAAACTGTCGTAAATCTCATGGCCCAAGACAACAGTATTATCGTGTCCCTCGGGGTAGATGGTAGCGGCGTTCTCGTAAGTCGGGTCAGCGTTTTCGGGCATCATACCCATGTCGATAAACCCCAAGAATTTGCTTACTTTCTGTATGTGTTGTTGACGTTCATCGGAGGTAACGGTTTGGGTATGGTAATGGAGTTCCAATGTGGAATCCATGATGATCCAAATGATTTCTCGTGCGTCTGCACAAATTGCCTGCTGTACCCCTTGCCAATACCAGTAGCGAGGCAGCTCCCCAGTCCAGCGTTTGTTGCTAGTTTTAATCTCGTAAAACTGACCTGACAAATCTTTGCCATCCATCGTTGCCATCATTCGCGCACCGTCAGCCTCAAAGCAATACAAGTCTTGTGGTTCGGTGATGGTCACATTCAAATCTTGTGAAGCCAAAGCCATGATGACCGGTTCAAAGGCTGTGCCTCGACGCATCGCATTGTTTTGTTCTTTCGGCACGGGGGGTGCTGATGCCAATAGTTCTGCGGCTAGGTCGGCTGGTGTGGTGAATCGGTGTTCGCCGTGTACTGCGGCAGCTACGGATGCTGTGACGCGCTTCCCGTTAGGGCCTTGCCATCTGGCGTTTAACCAGTCTTGGCTTCCGTGTTGCGGTTTTGGGATGGTGTATCTCTGCATGATTTCTCCTTGTCGTAGCAGGTAACAGTAGGTTAGGGGTGTTACACGGTGATGTCAAGTCTTTTCTAAATGGGGGATATCTACCGCTTTGATGTTGCGTACCATTGCTACAGGGATGTGCAGGATGTGATCCAGGTCGTCGTCTTCTGAGCGTGACTGGTACAGGGTGACATGGTTTTCTTTACCGCCGTCACCTATCGCTAGTAAGTATCCGCACGATGAGATGATGTATTCGTTTTGGTCTATGTCGCTTATCGCAGTCCAGCCTGTGCCACCGGAATGGGTGTCTGCCCATGTGATAACAACAATCGTTTTAGTCATCGTCTTCTACTCCTCGATCACCACATTCAGGGTCGGCTGGTATCGGCGCAGGGCAACAACATTTGTAGGGTCTTGCACCGATGATGTTCATTGGGTTTCTAGTTGTAGTACATGAAGCATCCCACGCATTTCTTCGATACGAAGTTTCAGGTCTGCTATTTCTTTTTCTAGTTCAGCAACGAACAGTTGTGTCATTTCACGTTCGTGTTGGATTGCTTTCATTTGTGCCATTACGGTTGCCTTTCTTATATAACTGATATGTCGGAGTAGTTGCGGATGTCATGGCGGCCTGCCAGGAAGGTGAGTACCCCTGCTGTAGACCATACGCCTTTAGCGTCAGCAAACCATTTGCTGCCACCATCCAGCGACGGGCATTGCAACGACGTGTATGCCCCATGATCCACGATTTCTAGGTGATGGAAGTGTGCTGTCACCCACAGGTCAGGTTCACGCCCTTCCTCACGCAGAATCTTGATTGACTGTGCGTTAAACCAGTCCACCTTTTTGCCTGTGATTTTGTGTCCGTGAGCGAACGCTATCTTCACATCAGATAACACTTTCGTTGTGACCATTTCATCGTGTGGAATAGTCCAATGAATGTTGGGTATTTTGTCATCAAGTATCCGGTACAAGGCATCTAACAGGAACCCGCCAGAGTTATCTGAATCGGATGTGACCTGCTTGCCACCTCTGCGCATCCATTCACCGTGGTTACATAGCACCCCAAGTACATCTAGTTTTGGTGTGAGTGGTGCAAGTGCGATGATTGCTTTAGCGAATAGGTCTATCCCTAACAGGATTTGTTGGCGTTGAGTGAGTTCAACGGTGAACAGCTGGCTCGCATAGTTGCCGTCGCATCCTTCAAACGGATCACCCATGTTGGTGAAAGCAATCCCTTCAATGTTGTGACCTGATCGTTGTAGTTCTTTGATCCGTTTCACACCTGCCTCAATGGAGGCTGTCATGCGGGCTACTGTCGCTTCGACTCCACCGCCAGCAGATTTGCCTAACTGTAAGTCAGCCCAGTTGAACACGAACGTGCAGGGGATACCACTGTTTTGTTTGGTGGTTGGGGCTGCTGGTTTCCATTTGGCGATACGGTTCCGCAATGTTTCTATATCTAAATCTGTGATGGATGCTGTTTTGCGTTTGAACCTGGCCTTGTATGAGTACAACCAAATCAAGTCTCGATCACCGTTTTCTAGGCGTTTTGATGACTGCCATTTGGACATGCGTACCGTGTCGTCAACGATTTGAAACACGTTCGGGTCTAAACCGAATCCGATCAGCACAGAAGACCAATCGGTTTCTAATGCGAGTGGTGCGTTCAGGGTGCCTGTTGATAGCTCACCGCCGTCAGGTGTTACTTCAGCCCAGGCTTGCCGATCTTTTGATGGCTCACTGCCAGCCATATCACCTATCTCAGATTTTAGGGACATGGACAATTTCTCCTCTGCGATATGCGTTGATTGCGGCTGCGCTCACCTTGAATCCACGGTTGATAAGTGCGCGTGAAATGCTGGCACCAGAATATGTTTCATCGTGTAAAGCATCCAACAAATCGGCCCTGTCCTGATCGCCTAGTTTTTCGATAGCGATAATAAGTGCCGGTCTGATACCACCCCGAACAACCTGTTCATCTTTAATCTCGTTTAGGAGATTTTCTTTTGGCTTGTTCAACTCTGGCTCCCTCTATGAGTTTGGTCAGCTTCTCGATGATTTCCCACAGTTGATCTGCTTCGTGTCTGCTTGGTGTTACTTTCAAAAGACTGTCACGGATCAACGTGAGGTCTACGGTAGTCAACTGTTTTGACATTTACAAGCACCTTCCTCTAGCGGTTTGTTAGTGCTTGGACTCTAGGTGGTCTTTCAGTTTGTTGTCAACCTGTTCAACTTTGATTTCGGTTCGGACTATCCCTTTGTTTATGTACTTCAACATCCCCATGACTACATCGTGGTCGCGGCGGTTTTCTTTACGGAATTGGGAAACGATGACGGTCAGCAGACCGAAAGAACCAGTAACAGCAGCAGCGAGAATAATGCTCCACCCTGCATCCATAGGTCTGTCATGCCGTCTTTGCTGCGAGCCATGCTTTGACGCGCTCAGGGGTGTCGTCGCCTGCTACATAACGTAGATGCCACGGTTCAGAAGGTAAGGCTTCCCATGAGAATCCGAACGACACAGCGTTGTCAGCCAACCATCGCAAGCGTTTCGGATTGGTTGAATCACGGATATCGACCGCAATTCCGAGGTTGTGCTTTGAGGTTCCTGGGACAGCCATCATCGCGTTACCTTTTTTGAGGTAGTACGGGATGCCTTTGTAGACGCGAGGCTTCTCGCCTTTAACTACTTCGGTGGTGTATCGCTGGTAGAACCCGTACTCCTGTACCGCCAACGTGCGATATGTGTCCGCTGGAGATGTCGGAGATAGGTCAATTCCTTCTGCGTTTGCTGCCGCATCCATCGCCTCGTATGCGTCGGCGGCACAATGATGCAAGATGCCTTTGCCTTCAATCGGGCGAAGAAGTTTCGGGCCAAGCGCACCAGGTTTTGCGTTCTTTAGATGTGAACAAAGTTTGACAGGGATAATTGGCAGTTTAGATATGTCTACCTTTGCCATTATTCTGCTACTTCTTCATCCTTTTTTTTGACCGAGCCTGCACCTGCGAAGGCTTGCTCGATCTCCTCTTTGGTTAATGATCCATCAACACTGAAACGCAAGAGCTTCTCGATCACTTGGGCGCAGGCCATGAGTCCTGCAAGGGCAGCAGACTTCCAAAGTTCTACACCGATGAGTGCGCCACCAGCAATAGCAGCAAGGGCTGAGGAGCCGAATAGTGCGCCGATACGAAACAGGATGTTCTGAAGTTTTGCCATTGCTATGAGTCTTTCTGTCCTAGAGTTATTGCCGAATGTAGAACTAATGCTACACCAGTGACTAATACGGCCTGTCTAAGTGTTGGGCCTGACAGGGTGATGAGGACTAGACCTGTTCCGGCGTATGTCCACACGTTGTCTTTGAGGAGGTCTGTGAGGCGTTTCATTATCGCCTCATTCTAGTTGATGCTGCTGTGAGGGTTGCCCCCGCTGCGATAGCGATGAGGGTTTGGCGTTCGGATACAGGAATCTTGCTGTCTACTGGGACATAGGAGCCGAGTCCATCAGAGAAGATGTCTACGGAATCTTCAAACGCTTCCTTGACTTCAGTTGGTGCGTCGGACACGGCTTCGGCTAGGTCTTCTAATTGGGTGTTATCTAATTCGGTTACGTCTAATGCTTCAAAGACTTGGGTGGCTTGGTCGGATGTGAGTACGGCTAGGGCGGCTGGGCTGGATGCGATGGCTGTGGCTTGTTCTTGGGTTGGTTCTTCTTCCAAGATGGCTTCGATGAGTTGTTCAGCCTGCTCAAAGGTGAGTTCTTCTAGGGCTTCTGTGAGGGCTTCTACGGTTTCTATGGTGTCTAGGATGGTTTCTAGTTCTTCGACGCTTAGAGGGGCTTCTGGTGCGTCTGGGAGGGTTTCTGGAATGATGATGTCTACGGCAGGCTCGTCTATCACGGGCAGGTCAAAGTCGGGTAGGTCGTCTACGAAGTCGGGTTCGGTCACGCCGACAAACGGTAGGGTATCTGGTGTCTCAACAGTAGGGTAAGTCTCGGAGGTTTCGTATGGGAGTGCTTCTTCAACTGGTTCTATCACTACTGGGATGGGTTCCATATCTTCTATGGTTGGCAGTTCTATGGGTTCAGGCTGAACCATTACAGGTGGCTGCGCTACTGGTGGAGATACGGGTTCTGTGGTGGTTGTGGTTGGAACAACCGTCGAGGTGGTCGTAGATGAAGACGTTGTTGATTGTTCTAGCGTGGTCTGCACTTCTTCTGGCAATGTTGTGGTCGGTGCGAGAGAAGTAGTTGACTCCACCGTTGTGGACACAGCGACAGTTGTTGTGGACACATCGCCGTTAGTGGTGAACGCTTCATCAGGAACAATCTCCCAACCACCATCGTCTATCTTCCACGCCAACATCAGACATGACGCACCGCCGTTATCGTACATCCACAGTTCTAGCGGAACCGTTCCTACCTGAAGTTGTAGTTGTCCCGACATCATCCAAGAGCAACCCTGGTCTTGCCAGTAACCCCAAGTGTTGCCACCGATAGTGATTTCTCCGCCGTCATCTGAAGCAAGCATGAACTCAATCGTATTGTGTTCAGGTATCTCAATAAAGCCTGTTATGTGAACCATAAACAAATCGCCTGTACAGTTCTCGTACGGTTCGCCGTCATACGAACGGTTGATGTTGTTCTCTAACTCGCTACCACATTCCTCATATTCGGTAGTGGACTGAACTGGCGGTATCTCATCAATCGTATAATAAGTTGTGTTCAATCCTTGTACTGGTTCTGCGTGGGTAACACTGCTAAACAACGCAAGTATTGCTACTGGCGCAAATATCAGCCAGCGTGAACCACGCACTTATTCCTCAGAAGGAACTACAGGTGCAACAAACTCGTCTAGTTCAGCATCGTAGGTGTATCCGATACCAGCAAACCGACCACGAATATT